TTAACTTCTCATGCTCAGTATTTCTATCTGCAAGTTGTTCGGTAAGTTTTTGAATTTCCGATTCAAGATCTCTGATTTGTCGTTGACATCCAGATATCCTAGTATTGTTTTTAGAAATGCCATGCGTTAATGTTGTGATCTCCTTCGATAGGGCAGTAAAGTGATGCTCTCGATCTTCTTCTTTTTTAATTGCCTCCTCTAGTTCCTTATAACCAGATTGCAACTCCTTTGCTTTAGTTTGAGCATCTGCAATTTTATTTATTCTAAAGTCCTCTGCAATATCTTGTTCACAGGTAGGGCAAACAGTATGTTCTGTGAAAAACTTATGCTCTTTTGTAATAGTAGATACTTTATTAGATATTTTTCCTTTAAGATTTCCTAACTCACGTAACTTTTCTGTAGCACCTGTTAACTTTTCTTGATCTTTTGTAAGATCAAATACGTCATTTTCTAAAACTTCATTTTCAGAAACATAATTATCAGATTCTGTAAAGAGAGTAGTTATTTTTTTCTGATTTTCTTCTATTCTTCCCTTACCCTGTTGCTCTATTTCTTCAATAAAATTAGTTTGCATCTCTACTTTATCATTAAGAGATTCTTTCTTAAGTTCTAATGTTCTTACCTGTTCTTTAAGTTCTCGTATCTTATCTTTGATAAGATTATTCATAGAGGAAAAAATCTTAATATCTAAAAGATCCTCAATAACCTCTCTTCTATTAGATGCAGTCAATTGCATAAAAGGAACAAATGCACTTGAACCAAGAATAACAATCTGAGTAAATGATTTATAATTCATCTTAAGAACATTTTGCTCTAACCACTTCTGTTGATCATTAGCAGATGCAGCTTGATCCATCAAACTACCATCTCTCCATATTTCAAACTTACTTGGTTTAATAGATCTTACTACCTTCCACTCAGTTGATCCTATAGAAAACTCAACCTCAACTATACAATCCTTTTCATTTACAGTATTGACTAATTGTCCCTTACTAATCTTACGAAATGGTTTATTAAACAAACTAAAGGTAAGAGCATCTAGCACAGTGCTTTTTCCAGCACCATTTGTTCCTACTATTAATGTAGTAGAATTTTTAGAGAATTTAACTTCACTATCAGAGGATAGATTAATTTCTGTGAATTGATTTCCTGTGCTTAGAAAGTTCTTCCACCGTATTTTTTCAAATGTAATCATGTTTAATTGTAGGAGGGACTACGATGTCATCGGGTGTTATAACCACATAGTTATAATCATGAACCTCGCAGGTTTTAATCATAACTTCATCCTCCACCTCAAGAACATGCATTTTTGGACTTTCATTATCTTCAAGCATCATAGCATACCTCATGGCATCATCCTCCTCCTCAAACAAATAAAGAATGTTTTCCCCTGTATCATCTTGAACCGAGTAAGCACCTTCACTTTCTTTTCCATGTATGGTTAATATAAACATTAGATCAACTCACATGCTTCTTGATAAATGTTTTGTATCATTTTTTGTACTTTAGATTTATCAAGTTTAATTTCTGCTTCTTCAATATATCGATTAAGAACTGAGATAGTATCTTCTGATTCAAATGCTTCAAAATCTGCAGACTCTTGAATTTGAAAATTTTCTACAATTTTTAATTCTGCTACATTAGATGCATATAGTTTATCAATAAATTTTTCAAACTTTGTGGTATCTGATTTTTCTTTTACAATAACCTTTACAATTTTATCTTCCAATTCTCTTGAATCAAATAATTGATAATCAGTATCTCTATAATAAACTAAATGATGTATTCTATATGGATTGTTTATAGGAGTGTGTTCTAGTGTTTCTGTATCAAATAAATGAAATCCACGATTGACATCGTTTACATCATTCCAAAACATCTCATAAGGATTACCTAAGTAATAAATATTTTCTTCATTTGATCGACAGTGATAATGTCCAGAAAATGTTTTTTTAAATTTTTTAAATATATCCCACTTCATTCCATGTTCCATAAAATGACCTGGTGTTGCTCTAAATCCATTCAACTCAAGATGTCCCATACACACAGGAGCTCTTGACTTATTGATCAGAGCGACACTCATCTCTTCGTTTTCTTTATTGATCCAAGGAACAAGAAGGATATTTAATCCACCAACTTCTATAGAGGTCGTCTCTGAATATATTTTAACATTATTATATTCTCTCAATAAAAGATCTACTGCGTTTATATCATTTGTATTCTTATAGTATGCTGTATGATTACCTACAATAGTATGAACAGTAATGCCCATATCTCTTAAACGATCAAAGTAATTATCCTTTGCCCATGTTAGTGCAGAAAAATTAATACCTGTGCGATTATCAAAGGTATCACCCATATCAATAATCGTAGTGATTCCTTCCTTTTCTAGGAAAGGAAAGAACACGTTATTATAAAACTTCAGAAAATAATCGTGAAAAAGTTTAGAGTTTTTCCGTGCTCCGAAGTGCTGATCAGTTATGATAGCAACTTTCATTAACCACGCAGTTTAGAATGAACGTTATCTTTGATTTGATTATAGTCGGAATAATTAGATCCGTCAATTTGATTATTATCATCAAATACTTCTTGATAACCAGACTTTTCTATTATCTTATTTTTAATTTCCAACTGACGTTTCTCCCTTTGTATCCTACGGAGAAATGCATAATGTATAATTTGAGTAAAGTAAGCAAAAGGATTCTTAGATTTTTCAGGATTGAAATTATGTATGTACTGAACACAATTTTCGATTCCATCAGAAATCATATCCTCCTTAAACATGTAATTTACAAAGTTTGGTTTAAATGATAGATGATTTGCAATCTTTAAAAAACACTCACCAATATACCTTGGTATCACTGGTTTAGGTTTATCTTGTAACTTAGCAATCTCAATATCTTCTTGATATCTTATTAAAGCAGCAAGAAATTCCTTGTTATTTACATAGTGCTCAGATCTTTTACGTCTCGCCATAGTTCTTGGCTTTAACATGAGTTTTTATCACTAATATGTATATAGTATAACATTTATAAAGAAACTTGACAAGTATTCAAAAGAACACTATGATAACTCTGTGGAGTTGCAAGAGATATATTAGCTATTAGTATTACTATTATTTTTAAATATTTTTTCTAAAATTACTTTTGCTTCATTTACGCTAGATATATATCCCATCCTTCGATTTATTTTAGATCTACCTTCCTTTTCCTCCTCTACATCTTTAACATATCTTTCATACATCATCATCATTTCTATATCATTTGATTCTGATAAAGTAATAATATTATCCATATCAACTAAAAATATATCATCTTTTGTTGTTTTTAACCACGGTTCAACTTTATACCCTATGGTTCCAGATTTTCCTTTTATCGGTTCAATAATAATAGGACTGTGTAATATTAGCATTATTCGATCATCTTCATTAGATGCAGCAACTTTGGCAAATATTTCTTCACCTGTTTTTAATTTGATTGTAGCAAAAAAGTCGTCCTCTATCATTAGCGTATCCTGATTGTAATTATTTCATAATTAAAATTTTCTTCATTGTAAATTTTTATTCTTTCAATGAAATGATTTAATGTGTAATTTCTTTTAGATCTATGAGTGCAGTCATCAGAAATATCATATAAAGTTGCTTTTACTTTATCTTTTCCTTTTCTAAGAACTCTACCAATTGATTGTAAGTTTCTTATTCTAGATTTAGAAGGACTAGCAAAAATAACATTATGCAATCTTTTTATATTGATTCCAGTGCTAAAAGTTCCATAACTAGCAACAATGATTGCATCATTCTCTACTTCAGTAATTTCTCTCACTTGCTCTCTTTCTTGAGCATCAACACCACCGTGAATAAAAAATACTTTACGATCACCTTTTTTACTATTTATCATTTCGTAAAGAACTTTTCCATGTGCTTCCACTCGTGAAAACAGAACCAAAGTATTGCCTTTTAAATCTAGTGAAAGATTTTTAATAAAATTATTTCTCTGTTCATGTGTAATTAAATATTCTATTTCATCTTGATATGTTTCAAATTTTCTTTCAGGATGTTTTAAGATAATACATTGGATATCTAATTGAGATAGATGTCCTTGTTTCATCAATTCATCTGTCTTAGTTACTTTATAGGATGGTCCAAATAATCCCTCTAACACCCATTTATGAGTTTGAGTTCCATCTAAAGTTCCAGTAAATCCAAACCTATACTTAGCATGATGTAATTTAGTCATTATAGATATTAATGACTTCGACTTGAATAGGTGTGCTTCATCCCCTATAATTACATTATAATCTTCAAAGAAAGAACGATCTAAATTATATACAGACTGCCATGTTGTAATAGTAACAGGATATTCATTTGTTTTTTCTTTACCTGAATAAATTCGATGACAGTATGACTCAGCATCCCAACCATAATCCAAAAAATCTTTATACATCTGTTCTACGAGACTTGTCGTGGGAACAACTAGAAGTATTTTTTGTTCTTTATGCACGTAATA